TTAACCTCCTCCTGTTCCATGACCGTCTTGATCAACAAAGACAACAATAAAGTCAGTTGAGAATGTGCTTGGTTGCTGAGCAGTTCCGAATATTTGATCGGAAGCTACTGCTGCTTCTGCAACTCCATCTGTGCTGGAAGCTGTCAGTTCAGTAGCTATTGCGATAGCACCACCTGCGACTCCATCAACTCTTGCTTTACATCTGCCATTGACACAAATCTTAACTGAATCCCCTGCATTACCTGCCACTTCACTTTCACCGCCGAAAGTACCATTCTGGTCTCCTCCAACACATATTCCATAGATGCGAGCACCTTGAACACTTGTTGGTTCGACTCTTGGTAGTCTTTCACCGGTTGGTGGTGTGACTAGAATAACTGGTGATCCAATTGTGATTGTTTCGTCTGCTGTTGCGTTAACAACGTATGCTGCCTCATCGACAGCTCCGTCAAAAAGTCCTGTGTATTTGTCAGTCATTGTTAAAGTAGCACTCTCGCCTTACTATACAAGTGTTTTTAAAAAAAAATAAAGGGGGATTATTGATACGGTTGTGATAAGTGTTTTGATAACTCTTTATCCATTTCGGCAATCTTGGTTCGTGCATCGCTGGTTTCTGCTCTGATAAAATCAATCTTAGGAACTGGTATTTCCATATCTCCAATAGTTTCTCTCACATGCTCTCTGGCTGTTGCGTTTGCCTTTATTGATGAAAGGTCGAGTTTCATGGTTCCTGCTTGGCTTTGGGATTCCTGAATTTTTTTATCTAGGGCGATATATGCTGAACGAAGTTTTTTGGTTTCTCGGATAACTGGAGTAAGATATCGTTTCAAGTTTGATTCTACAGTATATTGCATCTGTCTCATCATTTGCCCAGTATTCATTTGTGGCATTGGAGGCATTTTTGGTTGCATTTGTTGCTGAACGTCTGGTGCCATAGGTGGCATTCCATTTCCCATCGGGAAACCGTTCATATTTTCACGAACTCCTCCCATCTGGTTTTCGCCTGATGCTGATTGCATGCCTTCGATATCGCTGTTTGGAGTATCAGTACCTTCCTTTGGGTAGGGCATATCAAGATCAGATGATTGATGTGAATCTAAGGGTGGTGTGATTTCGTCAGCTTCCTTTTCACCATTTTTGATCATATCATCCAAATCCTTATCGCCACCTTGTGGTCGATGTGAACCTCCATTATCCTCTTTGATTCCATCATCATTGTTGTTTGTTGCTTCCTGATGATTGCCAGTTCCGTTTTTGTGGTTTCCATTCAACTTATCGTCATCAATTTCTCTTAAGGCAGTTATGAGGAAATCCTCGCCATAAGATACTTGCCTGTTATCATTACTTTGTCTTAGTTGGATAGCAGTCTCAATGAGCTTGCGTTGAGATGGTCGAACTTTTAGAGTTTCAAGAATTGGTTGTGCTTCTGCACAGGTTCTACAATTCTTTAGTTTTTGTTTATAATCCATTGAGTAATGTCTTGAATCAAACTATACAAGTGTTTTTACTATTGGAATTTTTACGAGCTTGATGGCCTTCTCGATTGGCTCCTCCGATCTGATAAAGTCGGCAATCTTTTGGATTTCCGATTTGGGATCGGCTAGTATTTTTTCATACTCTGAAATCAATACTTTGACGTTTAATGATCTTAATTCAAGGAGTTGAGAAGTTTGCTCTGTATCAATTTGTTCCAAAAGCTTATCAATCAATTCCTTCGGAGCATTAGTTGTTTGTTCATGCCAAAATCTCTTTTGTGAATCAAGAATAGCTTTAGGCTCTCGCCAAATAAAGACCACCTTGCATGGAACGTCTGTAATCATATCAATCTTAACTGGAACGAAAGGAAGCAATATCTTACAACCAGTATAAGGTGTGTATGCCATTTTGTAGAATTTTGTCATGGCATGGGTAAGGATCTCATAAGGTTCGTAGCCCTTGACTCCTTTGAGATCATAGAACATTTGGACTCCCAATTTTTCTAGGATCTGAACCATTAGACCAGTTCCTGACCTTCTAGTTCCAACTACAAATACGCTGAATAGTTTTAACTCCTCGATGATTCTTTCCTCCTCGTTTATCTCAACAAACAAGGCATTAATTGGAGATTCGTAAGGATTCTCGTATTCTGTTTCCTCTAATGCTTTTGGCAAGCATACCCACTTTGGACTGCATATCTTATCTACCTCATCACGAATATTTCGGAAGGGAGCAATTACAGAGACTAAAACATTGAATCCTTGATAGTCAAGATTTCGAGCTAGCCTTGCGATCCTCTTGCAGTTTTCCATTCTATCCTTAGCCGAGAATCCTAAATCATCGGTAATACGCCTGATTTGATCTCCGTCTAGGAGAACCCATTGAACGAGTTTGGATTGGAGATTTTTTGCTAGAGTAGTTTTGCCTGACTTACTTGGACCTGTGATCCAGATGATCATGCTAGATCTTTACGCCATAGACAGTAATTTGAGTTCCAGCATTGAAATTGGCTGCACCTTGAGTAAAAATTACAAATTGGTCTAGAGTTGTAATGCTTCCGAACAATGCTATATGACCCGTAATTGATGAAGGATCACTACCAGCTACTGAACCAGCATACGTTGAGCTAATTGATCCTCTATGTCGTGAACCAACTGCTGCACCGCCTTGAAATACAAGTTTCATATAGAATTGAGTATTTAGTAGAACACTTTCGTTTGGTCCAATAACAGTATTATTTAATTGCCAACCTGCTGATCCATTATCCTCAAAGGGAGCCTGACCTAAAATTCCACCTGTGATTCGATTAAAAAGATTTTGATAAGATGAACTTGTAAAATTATTAATCTGTGTGAATATATCGTCTGTCGCTGATAGCGAACCAGTTGCAATTAGCCAAAATTCAGCATAGTCAACAACATTGACAGAAGGAGATATTGTCGCTGTAATCGTACCAACAGGAGTTACTATTGTTGTATCAAATAATTTCTCTACAAGACCAGCTCCACCACCACCTCCGGGAATTGTTACAATCGTTTTGTCTAATCCATCGGTTACTGTTACACCATCACCAACAAAATCAAGAGTGGGTTCTTGAGTTAGATCAACGCCTTCGTCTTGGATAACATGACCAGCAATCCCTCCCCCTTCAGCTACAACAACCTTATACACATCAAGTCGAGAACCAGCTACAAAATTGACTGGCTCACTAGCTACATTTACCAGCTCAAACGAAGTTAAAGGAGATAGCACGAAAGGGGGATCGCCTGAAAATGTGATTCCAGCTGTCATAAATTCTCGGCTTTCAGCAGACAATGATTCTCTAACGAAACCAGTTAAACCACCAGTTTCACCATCTCCCCCATACGTTCCTGAAAATTCAACTATACTGAAAGCATCCTTTTCACCGTCAAAGAATCCAGTTTTCCATTCTATTGCATTACTATTTGTGAATGGGTCATAGGTTGCTGAGCTTAATCTAGATCCGTTTGTGGCATAAGGAGAATTTGTTGGTAAAACACCAACCTGATTAACTCTGTAACCAATATCACCAGAAGCAGAACCGCCTACTAATTCGGTTGTAGAGATTGCCACGAATTTTGCATTTTTAGTTCCATCTAATGTTTCGCCAGCAAAAGTTGCTCTTAAAATCGGACTTGAACCATCAGCGATTGCAGATCCTATTAATACATAATTGCCTCCTCCTGATGCGACTGTGCTACCTGCACCTGCTCCGACTGGCTTTACACCATAGATTGCAATAGACGTTCCTGTTTGCATCGCATCAGAACCAGTCGAAAAAATTCTAAATTTGGATAAGATTGTGTCGGTAAATGTGTCTAATCTAATGCCTCCTTGTTTAATTATTTGAGCTCCAGTTACAGCAGGAAGTGGCGTTGGGTCACTAAATGATGAATAAATGGAACCATAAAGAGCATCATCTTCTGTAGGTACTCTTGCACCACCTTGAATGATTAACTTAGAATAGAAATTAGTTCGTTCATTAATTACTTTTGTTGTGGTATTAATTCTCCATGAACTTTGAGCAGACTCTTGTTCGAAAGCTTGAGTGCTAGCTAATCCGTCAAGGAAATTATAGGCTGCATTGTAGTTCGTGGTCGTGATGTCATTAATTTGGACGAACAAATCAGCATCAGCGTTCATGCCTCCATTGATTACTAACCAAAATTCAGTATAATCTGCAAACAGCACAGCAGGAGAAACTATTGCATCAAAGGTGATCTTTGGAGTTGTTAGAGTAGTTTTGAATAATGTTTCTACAACTAACCCAGTCGCTGTAGAAGTTCCCCCAGTAGTTCCACCAGCAGTTTTTACGCCATAGACTGAAACTTTAGTTCCGATATTGAAGTTAGACACTCCATCAGTTTTAACTACAAATTGATTTAGAGTCGTTGTTGTATCATCTAATTCTATACCTCCATCCAATACTGACTTTGTATTTCCAACTCCCGACCCTTGATATGTTGAATGTATTGTGCCGTTATGACGATTTACAACTCCTCCAGTTCCACCTTGAAATACAAGCTTAGAATAGATTTGAGAGTTTATGAGAAGTTGCTCGGCATTAGGGGAATTATTAAGAACCCATGCACCAGCTCCAGTATTAGAGACAGCGACAGAAGTTGGCGTTGAATTAACTCGAGTAAATAAAGTTGAATATTCTGATGATGTAAAATTGTTTATTTGAGCAAATATGTCGCCTTGAGCATCTAATGAACCAGTTACAATCAACCAAAATTCTGAATAATCAATTACATTGACAGGTGAAGCTAGTAAAGCTGTAATGGTATTAACAAGCGAAGTAGTTGTAGTTTCAAATAGTTTATCGAGATTTATCGGTTCGGTTCCGGGAATTGTAACAGTTGTATTATTTCCGGGACCATCGCTTGCAACAACTCCATTACCTACAAAATTAAGACTTGGTTGATCAGGTAATGAAAGACCCTCATCTTTTATTATATGAGGTTCCTCACCAGTGATCAGAGTGCCTCCTTCGTCGTTTAATCCTACTAAACCACCACCAAATGTTATTGTTGGAGGTTCACCGATTGCAGGTAAAATTGCTCCAATTTGATTTTTTATAATGTATCTATTAATATCTACAAGAGTTTTTCCAGTTCCATCAGATGCTACAACAGCGTTGCCTGTAAAATCTAAAATTGGTTGGTTAGGTAATCCAGTTCCTTCATCTTGGATAACATGACCTGTTCCTGCTCCTCCTCCTGTTCCTGAACCTTGTGCTGGGAATCTAGCCATTTAGATCACGCTGTTAGATCATTGATTAATCTACAATCAACTGAAATTCCTGCTGGATCAGTAGTTCGAAGATTAACTTGATCTTCCTTTGTTGCAAAAATATCAAACTGAGAAAAACCTACTGGTATGGCATTACCTGAATTAATTGGATTAAATGTAGAACCTCCATTGACAGTAACTTCTACTATAACGGAAGTCGATGAATTTATTTGAACAATTAAATCTGATGCCCTAGAAGTGCCTGCGACGGGGACATAATCAGGAGTGAACCATTTAACATTTTGAGCAAATGTTCCAAGAGCTTTAGCCCTTTCGTATAATTGACTCATGGGTTTTGTGTGAACTAAAACTATACAAGTGTTTTGAGGGGATCTTTGCCAGCTCTTTTCAAGTGTTGATGAAATGTATATCGTAGCCATGTGAGCTGATATTGAGGATTAAATTCCCGATGATACCAATCGAGTAATTTTTGAGTATCATTTTTATCTTTAATCTTATCTAGGACATTTTCGACTTCTCTCATTAAATTAGATACTTCGGAGTGGGAATAAATCCCTCGTTGCTGTATTGTGTAAATTTTGTTAAAGAACTTCAAACAAAATTCTAAGTAATTTGAGGGCATCAAATGACTAAAATCAACAGCCGGTGCTATTTGGATATTCACACATCTAGCCCTCAATATTCCATTTTCATTCCGCACCTTATACAGTTTCGGTCTCCCACATCGGCAGTCATTGGAATTGGTTTTTTACATTGACAATAATTATAGTGGTTCAATGGCAGTTGTCTTAACTCCGGGAGTCGCAGGAGGTATAAACATTCCATGATAATTGAATCCTTTTGGATCAGTAACTACCCAAGTCAATGCAATATTATCCTGCTCTCCTAGAACCACACCTTCGGGAACGATAAAGCACTCACAGTTTCCATTATCACAATCAGGACATTCAATCTTTTCATCTCTTGGTTGACCTCCATTTATTGAAACAGCAGTAATGATCTGCTTGTTTATGGCATCTAGGATTTGAGGATCTTGTTCGTTTATTATCATCTGTATTTCGTGCCTATTTCGGTCATATTCTGAATCTAAAACTTGAGCATTAGTGGTATATTCTGGGTGATGATTCACATCCATTCCTTTTCCTATTGCAGTTCTAGCCATTCCATGAAGTTCATCAGGACTTAGCCATCTGCGTAAAGGTTCGCCTTCGTTTCTATGATCTGTAATAGCTTCATTACTTGCTCGAATCAAAAACATTTTTCCGGGAACATCTACTGATTGGATTCTATCGAGATACTTATCAGTCAACCATTGGAACTGTTCTCTGATTTCCTCGATTGTTTCTCGCATCGGATTTGACGATCGTGTTCTGTTAGATAATGTCCCATCAGGCTTAACAGTATGAAGTTTCCCTTTGTTAGCTTTTCTGGTAATATGTGCTCTGATTTTTCCAAAATCTTTCCTCTGTTTTTTTGTTGCCATAGTGGTCTTACTTGGTTCTTTTATCGGTTGCCACCAGCATTGACAATTAGGATGAGTAGTCGTATATCCCAAACCTTCGCTTGGAGGAACGGGTCGATCCATCTCGGTTAGATCATAAACTTTTCCCTTGAACTTATCACATATGTCCATATCCCTATGAGCTGGTCCAAGATGATACTTTGCCCAGATTGGTGCGTAGATATCGTTCTCATCATAGGGATCCAAAGCTTCAACGACAGCGTGAGGATCATCCTCATGTTTTGGTTCATGAGTAACCATGTAGGGTTCCTCAATCGTGCCATCCCATTGTCTTTGTAAGTAATCTTTCCTTGCCCTATCAAGTATTGGTGCGAGTGAATGATCAGTAATCAAATCTCCTTTTGTTGTTCCATGCTTTACCCATTGACCAGTTTTTTTATCTCGATCAACAATTAATTCCTCTACTCCCCCTTGATCGTCCTCGATTGGATATTTCCATTCAGGAATACTTTTCTCTACGTTAAACCCATGCTCTCCATGCATAGATGGATTGCTTGGGGGATCAAAAGGATTGTTTACATAATTCTCCTTACTCTGATCTTCGTAGGGATAGGGTTTGCTTTTGGTAACTAAATTCTCTGGTGCGTTGGTTTTGTATTGAGATAAATTCTCGACATCACGACCTCCTGCATAGCCTTGAGGATCAGGATTCTTATGATCAAATCCATCGTTGCCGAATGGCGATGTATTGGCAAAGACAGGCAAAGGAGGAACAGGAGGATAACCAGTATCAAAAACTTTCATTGTAAGATCAGGAACCATTCCATTACCGACATCAAGGGGAGGTTTCCAATCATTCTGATTTACTTCCAAATCAGTTCCAAATTCAGCAGTAATTGCCCTTTTAGCTTCGGGATCTGGTATTCCTTCGATGTTTTTTAGATAATCATAACGGTTGAGAATATTATCAATATCATCCTTGAGTAATGCTTCCTTGATCTCTTTGTAAGAGTATTCAGAATCTAAGGGTTCAAGCTTAGATTTTATCGGCATTAGTTTCCTTCCTTAATGCCTTGACAGTATTATCAAACTGATCACAAGAGCAAAGAGTTTCTACTGTCTTTTTTTTGCCACCTATTGATATGCCACTAAGTCCTCCTCCTATTGCTACTGCTTCCCTTTCAGGATCGTCAGCAGGGCAGTTGATAATATCCATTGGATTATGTTGTTCTTGCGTAAGGGCATTACAAACTGCTTCAAACATTGGATCTGGTTCTAGTTCATTATGTTTTAACATCTGGTCTCTACCAGATTGTTTGCTTGGGATTACTGGAAATGGATATGGTTTATGAGCTTCATTGATAGATGAGTTACAAATCGCATAGGCCGAATCAACTCCCTTTTCCCCTTTTACCTGCTCAACGCAACGATGGAGTTTATCTTGTGGCATGTCGTTTTTTCCTTTTTGTTTCTGTAAAGTTAAGTCTTGGATCACTCGGTTGAGCTGAATAAGGATTAGGAGTAAATGGATTGTTTTCAGTAGCAGGATTATTTCCCCTGACATTTTGGATCATGTCATTGTAAATTGGATCATCATTAGGAGGGGTTCCCATTCGTTGATTGGAAAAGTTATTTGGAATCTCACCACCACCCATATCATCAAAGGTTGGATTCATTGGATCACTAAAGTTTGCAGGCATTGGATTCATTGGATTGTATTGTTCCTCTAATGCTGCACCGTACTCTTCCCTTAATCCTAATCCTGCATCCTCGATAAGTGAACGAATCTCCGATGGATCTTGAACAGCTCCAGTTGACATGGCGAGCTCAATTAGTTTAATCTGATCTTGTAAGTCAATATCTTTTTTCTGAACTCGTCCAAAGTTTAATTCATAATTGCAGGAATCCCAAGGAAGTGCAACCAATCCCCCACCGTAAGACTGATCATACATTGGATTCTCATCATACCAAGGCCTGAACAAATTATCAATTAACATTCTAGTTACTGTAAGGGGAAAAGATGATAGTCCGATTTGATCTAAGACAGCAGAAGTTTTTGCATTGGCAAATTGGTGAGATGATTCAGTTCCCTGTTTTCCCCTGAAATCGTTTAGTGCCTTCATGATAGGACCGAGAACTGTATCAGTAAATTGAGTAGGGTTGAACGCCCTTTGTGATGATCCAAGTTCTTGAACCTTCAAGTCCGAACCTGCAACCATATCCTCTCCAAGTTTCAAATCTTGAAGTCTTGCTTCAAGCTGTGCTCGTTCATCCTCATCTGCTTCTGGTGCTATCCAAACATTTCTCGGAGTGTATCGGCGTTCAGTAATATGCATTGTTAATTGATTAGAATATTTTCGATCAAGTAATGAAGGAAGTAAATTAGTTTCTGGACCATTGGCAGTAATTTGTTCGAACCTATGGACTGACATCATGGCAACACCAAGACCGATTCCATAAGCAGAAGCATTAACTGGATTCCATGCCAAGTGAATTATTTCATCAGGGTTGTGATAACCTTGATACTCTGCTCCCCTAAACTCATACTTGTAAGGTATTCTCTGACGATCCCACCATATACGAACTGCTGAACTAATTGGTATGTGCATTAGATCATGCTTGCTGTGAATGTGTGCAATACCCATTCGTGGTTTCCAAAATGAATTTCCATACCAAAGTAATTCTTTTACAATCTTTGTATCGAGTTCGTCAAAGTCAATCATCTTTGTAAAGGATTCCATGTATTCGGTGATCTGTTCGTTCTCACCTTTCCAGTAATGTTCCCCTCCAGTAATTTGAGATGATAAATGGTTAAGGGCAAGCGATACGTCCTCATCGGATGCTAGTGCTATTGCCATTGTGTTAAAAGGAATGAAAGGTTTGTCAAAAGTTTTAGAAGTATATCCTTCCCTTGAGTAAGCTCCAACAGTTGAAATTTCAGGACCCCAAACTGGTTGACTTAATCCGGGAGGAACCATTTCACTAAATGGTACTGAATCACTATTGAGTGAGGATTTCACTTCCATTACGGAAAGATTTGTAGTAGAGTGGGTTCGTGGCGAGACAATTGGAGATGTGGAGATGATCCTTGCCAAGCCATTACGTAACCGATTAGCCCACGTCATAGTAGTTCATGGATCGTCAAAAGGTTAAAGTGTTTTTATTTTGATAACTTCGGTAGTCATGGGAATACATTTTATTTCTCCCATCCAAGTGCCACCAGTACCATGCTTTGGTTTATGCTCATAATACTCAGGATGATTTTTCAAAGCACATTGGTAGCAATTCTGCCATAATATCCAATTATCAGCTTTAGGGGTTCGACAAGATTTACCACAACTCAAGCACTTCATTACTTGTTATTACAAAGGTAGATAGTTTGGATATTAGTTTTTATCCAAATTTTTATTGAGAACTTACTTCCTTTTCCTTGTCCCAACTAGCCTATATCTATCAGGATTGTAGTTTGCCTCAGCAACTAGGGCATAAATGATTGACATCACAGTATCGGGGGGATGATTAAATTCCTTTTTAGCTCGCTGTCTTGGATCTTCCTTTGAGATATCAGGATCCTTTTCTAAATCCTTCCTAGTTATTGATACAAAGTCATTGAGGAGGTAATCGGTTTCGATCTCATTTCCGAATGGAATAATGAGTTGAGTGCGTTTCCATCGTTCATCGTCAGGTCGTGTAGGATGAGCAACATAACGTCCCACCATATCCACGAAGTTTTGGATAGTAGTAGTCTTGTCAATTTGGAGCCTACCAAGTTGCGTTCCGTGCTCGTCAGTCTCTTGTATGAACTTGAGTTCTGGTTTAGTTTCATCTCCAATAGTACGGCAACCGATGAATCGTTTTTTGCCCAAGCCCTTAAACTTGATATCTTTACTATCTCGTCCTCCATCTTGGATTCCCTTGACCCTGTCCTGACCATATCCTAGATCACCAACTCCATAGTCGATATTGTATGCTTCACCAAGTTCGGCGATGTATCTTGTTTGATCGTAGCCATGCTCTTGTGGTCGTTGATCAATCCAAACAATCTGAAATCTGTTTGGTTTTCTCCAATGAATAATGATAGTTGCAACTGTTTTTGATGCCGATGGTCCTGATCCAAAGTCAACTCCCATGAGTACGCGAATCTCTTTTCCATAGATATCTTTCAGTTGTCTGACCTCCTCAGAGGTTAAAAGTGTTAGATACCTATTGTAGCAATTCTCGACCATTTCAGGTGTAATTGGACGACGTTCTGCTTTGTAGAAATCTCCAAGACAATGTGATGAATAGTAACTGGAGGGTGAGTATCGTTCTTGATACTCAAGGGAAAATTCAGGATTGATGTTATGAAGTTGGGCTTGTCTAATAGTTCTTGGAATAATTGGAAAGATATGTTGTGGTAAATGATACCCTCTAAACTGATGGTTTTCAGGCTTTTGAGCAACCCAATGCCCAGCGAGAATTGTTTTGATTTCATTTTGTTCGTTAATTATTTGACCGTTGGCATCTCGTTTAATTTTTTCATGCCAAAACTTATCATCATAAATCCATTCCCTCTGGTCAGTCCTATGCCACATTTTATAATACTCTGATCCAGCTTCGCCACCAATTCCTAGAACGTAAAGCTGACCATGAGTTTGGAAAAGAGAATACATTGCTTTGGCGAGGAACTGCACATCTTGATACTGTGCCTCATCTAGCATCAAGACTTGAAGCGATTTCCCCTCTACCTTTTTGTATTCTCCTTCATCGGTAACCAAGTAGATAGTTGAGTCATTCCCCAGTGAAATTTCTCCAATGTTACCACGATCATGTCGTAGGTATTGTCTAAGTTCAGGGTTTTGTAGGAATGTTTCGATACGAAGTCGTTGCTTACTAAAGGCTGATAGATGGGACTCTGTATCGGTAACGTAACAGATTTCTGATCTGGGTTTGCTTGTTGCTCCATGGACTAACTTATCTGTGCAAAAGGTTGTCTTATAGGTTTGACGACCTGCTACGATCATAATGTTAGGATGATTGTCCTCGTAAATTTCATAATAGAATGGAGTCAGATCAAAGTTACGGTGAATGTTCCCGATGATTGGTCGTGATTGCTCAATCCATCTCAATGTATTAGAATCAAGGATAGGAAGATCAGGAACTGATATCCCAAACTTATCTTTGATTACTTCACTTGCCTGCTTCCAAGTGTCGTCTATCGACTGGTTGATTCTGGTACCTCTCAATTAATTCTCTCACTTCTATTCGAACTCTTGATGCCACCGAAGGAGTCATTTTTAGACTTGCTTTTCTATCGGTCATATCAAACAGCATCCATGCAACTTTGCTACGGATCTCTGCTCTTAGTTCAGTATAGTTAGGATTCTCAATGTTTGTAAGTATTTTGTTTATCCCCTGCTGAACTGAGAGTAATTCTGTAATCTGAATATCCAAAGCAAGCAAAGCTCGTTCCTTAGCCTTATCTTGAGCATCAAGGAACTTTTCATCTTTGCGATCAATAAGCACTTTATCCCATTTTTCATAACGAGTTCGGACAGTTTTGTTTGCAAACTTAGTCCTATCCATACATTCAGTAATTCCAATATCACGAACCCAGTAAAACCTAACAGCAGTATCAATATCCTTTTTACGTTTTCTAGGAGGACGACCCCCCTCACTCATAATTGACATTAAGTGGCATAAGTGAATCTGAAACTTAAATGTCTTTAAAAATAAAAAAAGGGGGTTTTAAACCCGTTTTGGTATCAGTCGGGCATATTGGCGTGCCAATTTGAGTATGGCAAGTGTTCGACTGGTAGTTTTAATGGATCTCGTCCATTTTGGTTTGGCTGATGCTTTTGCCTTTTTTCTCGACCTGATTGCTTCGGCTTTGACTATTTCAAGTTCAAGCGTTGACATCATGAGGTAGTTGATGGCACGTTTGAGGGATGCTTTTTTCATGCTGAATCTGCTCCCTTCAAAGAATCCATTAGGTTCTCTTTGAAAATTAAAGAGATGCCTTCATCGTCCTCCATCATGTCCATATAGCTTATGAGAGTGTCAATCTGGGCATGATTCAACTTGACAGAATAGGTAATGTTCCTGATTCGGTCATAGTCGGTTTTGTTTTGCGAATAGGATTTTTTAGGTATCGCATTTTGTTTTGCCTGAATCTCCAATTCCTTACATCGTAGCAGTTCGATTGCTCTCTCGTTTTGCTTAATGGCAAGATCCTTTGCAATTTCTGCTTTGGTTCTAATCAATTTGAACTCTCCCGAGAACTAATCTCACTAACCATTCGATGTATTCATGTTGCCAGTATTCGACTTTGTCCTTCTGGTCTTGCGTAGCAGTTGACCAATCGGTTAATCCGACATGATGAACTGCCATTTTGTAAGCTCGGTCAGAAGTCCATTGAAGTTGTTTTTCTGCGTCGTCAGGAATCAATTTTTCTCCCCCTTGCCAACGAAAATTTTATGCTCGATTCGTTGTGCCAGTTCGATGGAAGTATAGGTATTGTCTTTCCTGAGAACTTGGGCGATATGTATCCAATTTTCCTCGCTGAGTAATGGTTTGATGGTCAAAATTTATTCTCCATCCTGATTGAACTCATCGTACATGAACACTGGACCTTCCTCGGTTTGCATTACTCGCTGATGGTATGGGCAAACTTGCTGACCATCCCATTCTACAAAGTCGTTCACCGCTTGACATAGGTTGCAGTATTGTCTGGTCAAGATTTGATCTCCTTACCGTGCTGGAGGTTGAATACAAGATTGTCAAACCATGTTTCAGAATGTTTGTAATCTTTTGGTTTGGTCGTTCTGAAGTCCTTAACCAGATCAATTAACAAGTCAACTTGCCAATGACCGAGTTTGATGTTATAGAATATCTTGCCGAGTTTTAGATCCATATCCATAAAAATTTTGGAGATGGGTGTATCACCAGAGGTAGATTTGGTTGCATCATTTTTGTTGTTATAAGTCATTAGATAGGAATAGAGCATGCTAGTATATTAAATAAAATGGATTTAGTATATATTGACTATTTCTGGTTTCGTTTGTATTCGAACCTATCCCAAGGAAATACTACATACTCTGCTCCAAGAGTTTCAGTTCCATAGATTAGATTTTTAGGACTTTTCATATCTTTGCGTTTGAATAAGGTTGCATAGACTTGAACCCCCTTTCCATATTTTTTATGAGTCTTTCCTGTATCGTAGATATCATCAACGATCAAAGCAGGAGTTTCAGTTTCGTTTCCATTTAGGATTTGGATATTTGGAATGTTCATTCTATCGGCAACTAATCTGGCAGGTATTAGTCCTCCCCTTAAAATTGTGCAAACAGTCAAAGGTTTTCCATCTAGTTCGTCCTTGATTCTGGTACAAAGAGTATTGATTAGCGTATCAATTCTTGACCAGTTGATCACTTCTCCACTCTTGCTTAAGTCTTGAAGTCCGGGTTCATAGCTAAGATTAGTTAGTATTGTTAGTTCAGGCATTGGAATCGCAGTCGCTTCACTTAGGATATCTATTGGAACAGTCTTTGTTAGATTTGTTAAAAGATTCCCAGTCTCTACAGGTACAAGGAATCCTCTTTCACGATTAAGTCGTAATGTCATTATTTTTGAGGTATCTTTTGTTAAGGAATCATCTAGGATAACAGGGCAAGCTTTGACACCTAATTTTTTTAATGCCCTCCATCTGTGCTCGCCATCTACGATAATTTTTTCCTTATTGATAATAATTGCACCATAGAATCCATTCCTCTTGATATCATCGGTTAGGTCATTGAACAAAGATTCAGGCATATAGTTTGGATTGTAATCATTTGGCTTGATGGAATCAATATCGAGGAATTGGATCTCGGATTTTAATTCAACCTCATTAGCCAATTTGTTTAGTCACCAAGTAATCATTAATTTGTTTTTCTAATTTGACAAAAATATAGGCATTGTATTTGTTTAGCCAATCCCTTTGTTCAGGAGTGAGTCTAGGAGTATTGAAAATGGTTTTTAATCCTTTGGGCAAACCACTAAAACTATATCCTCTGTTCTGGTTTCCAGTGATATCAGTCGCTGCAACAGAGTCAGCAGAGTGTATTCTATCGCTAAACCTCATCAGAATAGAGGGCGTGGTGATTCCGAACATATGGACTTGCTTATCTTTTGGAATCAGTTCAAGCGTTCTGGTAAGGAAGTTTTCAAGTTTTCGCTGATCGCGAGCATAGGGAACCAAGCCACCTAAACCGATGTGATTTGACCGACTTAGATAATATTTGAGATATTTGATATCCTCTCCAATATGGTAAACAGGTAGCGATTCAATGCCCTGATCTCGCAGATAGTCATAATTGACCTTTGATGCCTCACCATCTCCTATAACGTCAAGATTGACAAAATAGGTTATCCATTCTTTTACTTCATTACAAAATTTTGCATAGGCTTCGATGTCGATTGTTTCATTCCTCATTAATGCAGTAAAGGCACCAGAATCCAGCATGATGGTTCCATCAGGATGGGTTTCCTTGAATTTTTTATATGGACCTATTTTTTTGTTATACCAGAATGAAGTAAGGAAGTAGCGAGCACCTACCTCATGATACAAGTAGAATAGATTGATTGCAGTATCAGCGAAGTATATCTGCAATCCTTACCCTTCCTAAAAATTCGTTCCTTGTTTCTGCTTTATCTTTGATGAATCCTTTAACGATTTGAGTATTGACCGTGCAGGTCGATGTATTGATTCCCCTTCCAAACATACAGGTATGAACGCAAGTCATGGCAACTCCCAACCCTTTTGGATAGAGTTTTTTATCCAAACTGTCGGCAATCTCGCTTGTAATATTTTCCTGTAAAGTCGGTTTGGATGCTATCTTATCTACTAGCCTTTGAAACTTTGAGAGTCCTAATAAATGACCATCAGGAATGTACCCAATAGAACAGTAACCAAAGAATGGCAATAGGTGATGTTCACAGAATGAAAAGACCTTGATTCCATTGATTACTATCATCTCGTCAAGTTTGGTTTCAAAGGTTGTGAACTTTTGGTATTCTCGTTTAATCTCTAGTTCCTCGTAAAATTTTTGAGTTCTTTTGTAAGTACTATCTGGGAAGTCTTTGCCACCAAGTAGATAGAAATATTTCTCACTCGTACTCAATGGGATCAATTAATCCTGCTTGTTTGAAGCCTTTTAATCTTAACTCACAACTAGGGCATTTACCACATGCCTTCAATCCTCCCCTATAACATGACCAAGTAAGGTGAAAAGGTGTATAGAATCTATTGCCAAACTCTACGATCTCCTGCTTTGACATTGAGAGGAGGGGAGTAATAAGATCGATTCTTGGATTAATTATCTTAGACATATTTGAGTATGCTTCGACAAATTCAGGTCGGCAGTCTGGATATCCTGAATAGTCAACTGCATTGGCACCATAATAAACAGCACTCATTCTTTTGGATTCGGCAAAACCAAAAGCAATAGAGAGAAATATCACATTACGGTATGGAACGTAAGTATGGGGAATCTTCCCCTCTACTGCCTTGTTAGGTATTAGGATTTTAGAACCTTTTAACAATGCTGACTTGAATTTTCCCAAGTCAAGGGTCAAAATTTCGAGAGGAATATCATAGTGCTTTGCTATTTTCCGTGCCGATTCCCCTTCCTTATGGTGCTGTTGACCATAATTAAAAAACAAACCTCTAAGCGTAAAATCTTGAGTAGTGGCATAAGCAAGTACCGATGCTGAATCCATTCCTCCTGATAATAGGACTAATGCCCTACTCAATGATCCATCACTCTATAATGGGTCTTACATTCTAAATTTGAAACAAGCCAGTATCGTTTATTACACACCCAACATCTCCAAGTCAACCATAATTCACCAATCCGTAGATTCATCGTAGTTTCAAAAGCTTATGCTGTTGGCACATTACTTTCCATTCCCCTGCTAACTTGCTTGACATATTTAGCACCATCTCGGCAAGTTCAGGTTTATTATCTACAGGTTGAAAAGTTTTGACTCCTTTGAAGTCTCGGTATTGGTCAAGGTAGTAAGTGATATCATCTTTTGATGTGATTACGCATTTAACCTCGTCAGTATAATTTAGGATTCCCAAAGCCATTTTCATTCCTTTTTTAGCAAAGAGCTCTTTTGGACTAAGGCATACCCAGTCTATCTTTTCAACGATTGGATTATAATACATTCCCGAAGTTTCGATCTGTACCTTGTATTTGTTATCGTGGGCAAGATGAACTAGATCGCTAATATTCTGCTCTAAGGGTTCACCACCGGTTATACAAATCCATTCTGCTCTAGTCTTGCTTGCTCTCCTTATGATATCGTATTCGTCAGTTTCCTGTAATCCCCCTCTCCAAGTGTATTTGGTATCGCAGAAATAACAACCGACATCGCATCCTTGCGTTCTGACAAAATACATTCGGATTCCAGTATGAAATCCTTCTCCTTGAAACGATTCAAATTCCTCATTGATAGCTAACATTCTACACCAAACTTTGCAGTTTCCATTATCCTTATGGTTAGAGCCTTTTCGTTCTGCCATGCAAATTTTTCAATGATGGTTGCCTTTACAATGAGAACAAGCTGTTCAACTGTATAGATGTTAAAATCATCTAGGTTATGGTGATCATATTTTGATAGGATTGATTCGACAAAATCTTTGATGAGGGCAAAGTCAACAAACTCTTTTTTCCAATATTTTTTTAATGAGGGAAGGTCAAACACAAACTCAAAGTTATAGGTATGACCGTGAAGTCTCGAGCATTTTTTAGTGATTAATTCCTCTGTATCTGGTATATGATGAGCACAATCAATCGAAGTTTTATAGATAATTTTCACGAGTTTTGTTGTAACGGAGTTCTATAAAAGGATAAAAAAAAAGGGTTAGATGGCTGATGGTGCCACCAAAATTCTATCAAGACTCTTGAAACCTTTCATCTGAACGTGATAACTCAAGTCCTCACTATGAGTCAACGAATCAGTTAGGTCATTAAATGCTTGATACTTTGAGATACCATCCCCTACGAATTGGTATCCCTTTTTTTTCTCGTACTTCAACCATGGAACTTTTACCTCGTCCTTAAGGACTGAATGAGGTAATCGGTTCACTAGTTCTTGAGCTTGCTTGTCAAGGAGTTTTTCAATTTTCATAGCTTGGTATCTTTTGACAATGAGCTTACCAGCTTTGAGAATTTCCTTCACCGACTCTGCAAAAATATCTATGTCGATATTTTTCGAGTGAATGAATACTGCTTTGTTCAAGATTTTTGCATCATTGAACTCTCCGGGATTTATTGCCAAATCGACTTGAAGGTTCCCAATATGGAATTTATGAAAAGCAAAGTTTCCACAAATCTGACGGAAGGTAAAGCCATAAGTTTTAAGGCTTGAACTGCCATCAATCGAGTTTCCTATACCAATGCCGAATTTGAAAAAGTCGTCTGGTTCTTTGGTTCCAGCAGTAAGATTGATTTGCTTCGGGTCAATCAAAAGGGTAGTTATTCCCCTATCCATTGAACCCATGTATTCAGGAATGGTTAGCACTCCTTTCCAATCTTTTGGCATATCTTTTGCGAAGATTAACCCATGCTCTTTTTTGATCTGCTCGGCTACTTTGAAAGCTTCCTCATTAGGCAATACCTTGTATGCTTCGGTAAAATGATGAATCACATTACCGTTTTTGATGATTAATTGGGTATTGGTTGGGGTTCCGTTTCGAAGTATTCGTTCTGCCGTTAGACCATATTCAGGGAATGAATCCATGATCTCTGCTGAAAATGTCGCTGAGGACTTAGGAAGTTGAGGTACGTTATCTAGTTGTGATTTCTGCATTGGTAGTTCTAAGACTCGTACTTATATTACTCTGTTGAGGGATTGGAGGTCAGCTTGAAGTCCAATCCACTCATGCAGAATCACATAGATCGCTGACCAAACTTACGCAGTAGTCGATATGTTTAAGCTTTATTCAGAATCGGCAAGGTCGCAGTCGTCATCATGATCTCCATTTTCGCCACCACATTCTGGGCAAGCATCTGTTCCTTCTGCTCTACGCATCCATAACCACATTATCTAATATCGCCCTGCAAAAATTAATCTTACTCTGGTAGGTTGGATATAATCAAGTCCGAATTTATGGATAAAGTATTGCCAACAATGCCTATCAAGGTTTACAGCACGACTCATACGCCATCAGGATACCATACAGGAAGTCGATGCCCATCACGTTTATTGTGAAAAGCAAGATTCCTAACCGATGTGAATAATTTATTACATTTAATGCAAACCCTATCAGGATAACAATGCTCTTCATGCCATTCTACAGAATGTCTTTTACGAAAGAACAGACAGTTCTTGCATTGATATAGATCATAGACTTCGTTCCCTCTATTGATTGTCATTAGATTGAATTTGGTTGATTCACAATAGATTAGGATTTCCTCTGACTTTCCAGTTTCACCATGAACGCTAATGAGTTTACGTTTCCTTTTTAGGTAATCAGAATTAGCCTCATGCCTGCGATCTTCCTCTGCATTAAATTCTACAATTATTCTATTGATGTAAGTCTCGGCATCAGGTTCGTTAGGGGGAATCGGTACATCTTCACCGTACTCATGATCGTTTGAAATATCCTTCCAAAAAAATTTAACGACTTTGCCCTTCATATCAACTATTAATGTCGTAAATGACTTCAATCATCTCGATAAGGTATCGTTGGTTTTCAAGGACAGCATCTAGTTGAATCGTTACCTGATATGCAATAACAAACAGTTGCATAATTATCAAAATCAGTAAAAACCCTATCAATTTGCCCAATTTGATTTAATTCCCATACTATAATTTAACTCGTAATGGATGATGTTCATCTCATTTTCCTAAATTTGATAGTCTTTCCGCATCTTGAACATTTCAAACCACGAATGTTTGTTATGCCATCTCTACAATGAGGACAAATTTTCATTTTTTCTGTTTGTCCAAGCATTTCATACAGGTAAATTTGATTTGATTAAGGTCACAATAACCATCCTCACGTGCAATAGGTCTTAAACAGACAGTGCAGATAATCATATTCTAGCTTCCATATGTGTTTTCAAGTGATCAAGTAATAGTTTGCTTGTTTCAAATTCCTCTCCACACTCTGAACATTTAGCAGGTTTCATTTTTTGCCCTTACAGATTTTACATTTGTTGGGATCATGGTTAATCCAAAATTCAGCAGAGATGTTGTCATGCCTTTTTATCTCGCTGATTTTTACGGATTTGGATTTCATGATGGTCTCCTAAAAACTAACCATACAGAAGGATAAGGTGCCACATTCTCCGATGTCTTGCCATTACATTTAGGACAAATCTTTATGCCCTGATAGTTTTTTTTACATATTTTACACCAAGTCGGAATCTTTCCATTTTTTAGGAACTTTACCCTACCCTCTACAAAGTGAACCTCGACATCGGAATTGCCTTCAACGAACATGTGCCACCATTTAGTATCTGTCTTTGCATAGGTGAGAATCAATCCCTCGACTTCGTGCTTTTTGATTTGTTCGTAGCAGTGATTCATCCATGAACCAATTTGTGAATAAGGAGGGTTCATGTAAAAATTAACTTTCCATTCCTTTTTCAATCCCGAGGATTCTTTTGTAAAAAATTTATAGAATTTCTGACGTTTGGCAATAGATTTGGTAGTGCAGACATCTAGTTGAGGATTGATGTCATAGTCAAGCATCGCTTTGAATAACATATCAGTCGGGGTTTCCCAAAAATCATTTTTCTCAATAATAGATAAGTGATGGACAGAAATACTTGACAATTGGGTCATTGGGAACTTATCTACTTTCAAAATTCCATACCCCTGCCCATCAGAAAAAAAAAGGGATATGGCATAATTAAGACTTATGACTTGTCAAGTCTAGTCCTAACTCTGCCTTTGAATTGGTAGTGAGGGCAACAATAATCGAGGTATGAAACTCGAGTTTTTGTTTATACCAATCTGCTTTTCTGCTTTTCTGGTACGATTTAGGAGGGGTTGTAGGTACCTGTTGTGGGTCTGATGCGACTAATCTTCCATCATCTCTCCAAATATCCTCAGCTTCCTTTATCATAGTGAGGACTTTAAGACCGAGTGGTTCATGAGCAACTTTTCCTTCATCCTCTGGGTCGTTTGACATTCTTACATGAATGTCCTTATCTTCCCCAGTTGCATTGAAAGTCCATATGTTGTTTGATGATTGAGTGGCATTGAGTCGGTATCTCGGCGAGGTTTCGTTAAGACTCAATACGCATGCTTCTCCTTGATATGATCTCGTAGCCATTTTTTTGATGCTTCTACAACATCACATTTTGGACATTTGTAACCGTTTTCAACAATGTATTTTTTGGTATAAAGTCCATCTGGGTTTTTGAGTGGTCTAGCCATTTTTTTCCTTCTCGAACTTAGCGATGGCGTTATCAATATCTGATTCGTAGCCGATGAGATGAAAGTTCACATCATGGATTACTCCTGATACTGAACTTGTATAATCGGAAAGTTCTCTTTGATATGTCGCCCTTGAACATTTCAAAAACTTCCTCATTACTTCATCGGTAGTGAACTTGTTGGTTTTTAGAATTTTTCTAAAATTCCAGATACGGATATCCGTCGCTGATCTTTGCGAATTTTTCTGCATTGGAGAGAGTGAGAGATAAGAGATAATAACTCTTATCGTTTTTTGTTCCCCATTCATCTTTTCATAAAAACATAAAAGCCTGTTAGTTTTATCACTCACTCGATGGCAAGTTCTACCCAAGCCATGAGTTGCGATCCGATTCGCTAAATGGTCTTGTCGCGTATATCTCTCACACTCTCACGCTATCAAAGGAAAAGCCTGTTCGGTAAAAATCCTAAACTATGGGTGTGATTGATTCTACGCTTGATTAAATTTAATATTCTGGTCTCTTAATTTTTGAGATACAATTAAGCTTAGCATCTCATCAGAATTTTTTACCTCTGTATCAGTCAACCAGATTAACTTAAGGTGCTTGCCGTTGATGATTGCCTGTTCATAATGCTCGTTACGCGAGTTTGTCCTTTTAACGACCCTATCCTTAAGGAAATGGATATCACCATCAATCTCAAAAATCAGGGGAGGATTGTTTTTGAGTGCAGTTACATCAGGATCATGTAGGTAAAAGTCCTTGATTTCATGCTTTGCGAGATTCTGCTTGATATATCCATATTTGCGATGAATAGCGATCTTAGGTCCTGTTCGTGCATATATGCCAAATTTGATTTTTAGGTTCTTGATTAGTTTCCATTTGAGCATGATATCCTTTTCAGTATCATCCTCACGATATGCCCTAGCGACGTAACTACGTTTGTTGGTTATATTCCCCATACTTAGAAAATAGTTAAAAAAAAATAAGAGGGTTTTGAAGAGTGAAGGCTAAAGCAAAGGTGTAATGTTCACACCTAGACTTTTGCATTAGCATTGATATTTCTATCCTGATTCAGTCCGATTATTTGAGAGTTTGAGCTAATGTTCTGCTCCAAGACTCTACAAAGATCAATGCTTCATTTATTGGAACCATGTCGATTCCAAACTGTTTTTTGATTGCTTCAAGTCGGTTGATTGATACATCAAACAACATCTGGTCAAGCTTGTCGATTTCCTCGAACTTCACATCTAACTTTGACATTGATTTGGAATTTGACTCATGTATTGTGCTTTGTTGGGTTTGAGCCACTTGAGGTTGATCAGGGTTAAATTGTTGCTGTGTTGGGTCGTTATCTTTTCCTCCTTCTAGACAGTTATGAGCAGTTCCATCTTTGTTAATTGGTTTGTTGCCAGTTCGATAAGGTTTAGGCCATGCTATCTCTTGTGAGCAGTTTCTACAAATTGCTAAAATATTCACCTCCTAATACTAATGCTGTACGCTGTCGCATTGATTTGACTAAGTGATCAGTCTATTTTACTTTTGAGGTTTAACCTGCTTTGACAAATTCTCCTGAAGCTTTACAACTTTTCCCTTTGCAACATCTGATAATTGCTGTTGAAGCTCGGCAATCTTTTTTTCCTTATCATCAAGCATGTCAAGGGCTTGGTTTGCCATCATCATTATTGCACCGTACTCTCTTGTGATGGTATCGCTTAACTGGTCAGAGAACTGACCCTTTGCAGCACTAATCCGATCCTTAGAGTTTCGTAGGTTCTGGTTGAATTGTTCTTTGGAGATAGTCATTGTAACTTTTTGAGACATAGCAGGAGTGAATACTTCAAGGTAATAAGGATTAAGGAACTGGGGGAGCAGACAATTTTCCCGCTGCCATCCAAGTAAAGAATGTATTTCCTGAACCAAATTGCTGAATCTTGAAATTAAAATGCTCATTGACAAAAATCGGAATGTTCAAAAGTTGAGCTTTTGTGCCTACTGTTTGAGGGGGAAAGTCAATCGTTGCGAGGGTTGTCGTGCTATTTCGCAAGAGACTAAATGTAATGAATGGATCAGGAATAGAGCTACCAGCATTTACAGTCAGGCGAATTGCCCAATACAAAAGGACAGCTTCTAACGGTTGAACTTCATTTTTGGCTTGACCGGGAGCTGGATTAACATTATCTCTTGCTTGAACCGTAACAAATTGTTGAACAGGAACCAATCCTCCAGTACCAATAAGACTGGTTTCTCCTTGAACGCACCACGTTCCCATAGATTTTAGGATCGTCATTTAAAATCCCCAAAACCCATCGGGAAATTCAAAAAAGCTTATGAAATTTACTTTGGGAATTGTTGAACCCGTAAAGTTATTGTTGATTCTGATTGAAAGTTTGTCAAACTTGTTAATTTCTACATCTACAAGATCGAGAAAAACTGTCGGCACAGCAGGGGGTTGATTATTCGTTAATGTCAATGTAGTTCCAACATCAATTCCATTAACACTTCGGCTCATGGTTGCAGTTCCATTACCTTGCTGTGAATATATAATAATCCTAAAACCTTTCCAAAAAGATCCTCCTCCACCACCAAACGGGAAAGGCCAAACCCACTCGATATTATTTGGTGGTTGTCCTCCAAAATCTGTTTCTCGTCCATCAGTCCATCTAGGAGTAATGTAAATATCGTTGCCCGAAGTGGCAATATTCAAAGGTGGTCTCCATACAGCTAGCTGAACCATTTTACAAATACCACACTACGCAAGTCATTGACCATCTATCGCCACTTGCTCCTCCTTGACTAGACCATCCTATTAACTCTGATTTGTCAAGACCAATATCTACAGGTGCAAATTCAATGACTCCAGTAAATCCTCCCGGAATTGTAAATGCTGGTCCTCGTTGAACTCCATCAGCTTCTACATTAAATATCCTATCACCAGCTCCTTTATTTGAAACATTGATTAGGATTGCTTTGATTCTCATATTTCGGATTATTGGATCACCAATAAAACTAACATTCGAAAAGGATACGGTGTCTTGGAAAGTGCCGAATCTTTTTGCAGATGTTTCCGTACTACACTCTTGGTAAATAAATTCACGAATATCAAGCTCACCGTCCTCTGGTGCTGGTTCTGGTTGATTAATCACCGATTCAATCACTCCACAATCCTTGATAGTTACGAATGTAGTAGGTTCTGTTGAACTAGAGCCATTTAAGATAGAAGTTAAGACGGTACTATTGGTAATTCTCACTTCTAGGGTATCAGCTAGACTTATGCTTCTGAAAAATGCTTTACCCACAAATTGAGAGTCACGATTAGTAACTCCTGTGTTAGCTATTTGTTCGCCCTCTGTGCCAATGAATCCATTTCCTCCTATATCGAACCATTGAGCAGACCAGTTTAATGCGTTAGTTGATCCTTCACCAGAGATATAGACTTCACATTCGTAAGTATGACCGGGACGAAATCCTGAAAAAATTCCTCTAGCTTGTCCAGCTCCTACTGTAACAGTAAGCGTATCGCTATCAACAATAGTATCAAACTCGATGTGATCATTTATTCCAATATTTGTTGTTTGGTCAGAGGATAATACAGTTTGAATAAATCCTGCAAACCCTTGAAACAGTCCTGCTCCTCCCGGAACTTGAGGTCCATTATTGCCATTCTTGTTAAAACCTTGAAAGATATCCGTGCCACTTGGTTCCTCGTAAGTATAGATTTGGAATGATGTATATCGTAATGCTCCCAAAATTGCCACTGGAATAAAATTATTAGCAAAGCCTTGAACAAAACTGACAAGATGCCCTCCGACTAAATCCTGCTGAACTTCGAGACAAATATCCTGCCATAATGCGTTTGCAGGAGTGTTGATGATATTGAATGTTGTATCTCCAACTAGGACAGCTCTATGAAAGTTTGCAATACTCCAATCAAGATCAGTAACCCCACTAACATTTCCTAAATCATTTTCCGTACAGATTACAGGACAACCAGTTGCTGCACTTCCAAATGCAGCAGAGTCTAACGGTGTCCAGTTTCCTGAAATAGTATCAAAGATTAGCAGAATGTTTTGCCCATCTCCAATAACAATATCCCCTCCTGTTCTGGTAAGGATATTTCCCACTCCATCTTTGAGAGTGATTGGAGTAGTTACAACTGCTTGAAGGTTTAGAATCTGTCCCGGAAACATCTGACCGCTTATTGTTGAAAGATCATCTGGTGCTGCACCTTCACCTAAAAGGATTAATCTCGGCGAATAAACTCCTGTAACTTTATCAACTGAAATCGTATCGCTTAGAACAGTTAATGGTATTGGGTTGAAGGCGAGAGGTCCCATCATAATATCCCCCTCTTTCCTCAAAAATCCTGAACCTGCTCCTTGAATAGTTGTCGCCGAACCACCACCACTAAACGGTACAGTAATCTGTTGAGGCGATGATATCTTTGCCCGAATCAATCCATATAGGTCGATATCGGTTTTTTCCTGATCTATTACCCTTTTCCCGAAGGATTTGCGTTCTTGTGGCTTGCTACCTACCATTAGATAAACCTCTTAACTCCTGTAATGATTCGTTCAAATTTTCCCGGACTATTGTGAGGTTTTGTAACTTTGTAGATTATTTTTTTGGCAACGAGTTTGATATTATTGATAGCAGGGTTTCCATCTGTATCAGGATCGTTTTCTGAAACAAGGAAATCTTTTTGTAAAAAGAATGATTCTCCATAGTCAATATTGATAATACCATCTGTCCTTATGTCATATTGTTTATGTCTGAAATTTTCAATCTCCAACTGTGAATCATTGGCTTGCCTTAACTGGATCATGTTTGATATGAAAGGTAATTGTTGGAAAGGGGGTTCTAATACCCTACCTGTTACCACTCCTTGAGTAACAGCAGTAGTAGTCATCATTGGTTTTCCAAAATGGAATCCGTCGATAAATAATAATGCTGATCCACCATTGGTGAAAAAAGTAACTGTGTTAGCCCTTGACCCTGCTCCATCGTATCTCCCTTCGGAGTCATAGGATTCCTGCCATTGAATACAAACTTGTTTGAAATTTCGATACCTGAATCTTTGAGTAACATCTAGTTCGGTTACCACTAATGTTTGTCCGATTTGTCCAAAGCCTAAAGGATTCCTACCACGATAAATTTTGAAGCTTGTTATCGGCAAGCTTACTGGATGCCAAATATTGTTAATTGGGATTGTAAAATCAGCAACTAATACATCATCCTCGGTATCATATAAGATACATCTGAACTTGAAATCTCCCTCTGCAACAATAGCTCCAGTAGATGTATGAGTCCAAAAGAATCTAGCATTAAAATTAACATGGCTTAATGGTCCTAAATCTTCGGCTTCGACATTATTGAATCCACGAAATCCTGAATGGGTCAAGTGCATATTGTTAATGTCTAGGGTCGCAGGTTCTTTTGTTACCAGATTGTTTCCATAAAATGTTCCTATCTGCGATACTCCATTATGAGTTGAATGTGGAAACGGTAATCGGAAATTAAGCCAGCATCCTGCTTTATAATAATTGGGAGTATCGCCTGCGACAACTGTGCCGAGAACGCCAACGATAGGTGTCCAAACATATTGAACAGAGATGGCAGAAGTATCGCCATAAGTTGTAACTGGTCCAACCGATTTTATTGTTGAGACATATCCAGCATCATTACTAATTCCAGTATATTGATGGAAGCAATCATTTTTCAAGTTCTCCCCTGAAACATCTGTCCAAATCTTGCCAATCTTAAACTCGTAATTCTTTTCCTCTGAAATTACAGCACATACTTCGGCAGTATCGGCAATACCGAAGATATCAGGTGCAGTTCCCTCAATGAATTGGTGTTTTAATTGCCAAGCAAAACCGTCAAACTCTACTAGGGCATCTGTAAAAGCAGAGAATAATCCAGTTCCAGTTCCATCTACTAATGCCCTCAAGCCACGATATGATCCTCCTGATACCATTCCGTATTTGTAATTCACATCAAAGTTATCAGTAGTCGATCTCACATCAGCCCAACTCCTGAATTTTTCGGCATCTATAACTACAAGATTAGAATCCCAACAGGCACGTTCGTTGAAATTCTCTTGAGTACCATGAACCGTAGGGTCGGGATTAGCACCAGAGTTAATCCATTCATTGTTTAACGTATCAGTCCAAGGAGAGTATTGAGCTGTCGGTCCTAAAATATCACGAACTTCTATTTGAGTCCAAGGTGCAGCAGGTGGGTTTGAAACCGTAGCAATAGGAGTTCGGAAAATTGCCGTGCCGACTCGAACCTTAGCATCAGCAGGATAAGCTTCGTTAAGGATATGGATCGCAGCAAGCTCAAAGGCAATTACTTGACTTGCAAAGACGGAAAATTCAGGGGGAAGGCTACCGAGTGCGTCAGCTCCCCAAGCTCCTAACAAAGTTCCAGTCGTTGATTCAAGTCCTGCTTCGGAAGGATCTTCGTTATCGACATCGGCATCACTGATTGTTAATTCATTCCCTGCTCCCGGATTTACTCCTGATGAAAAGGCACGGAAGGCAATCTTATCATCGGCAGAACCACGAACAAAAAACAATTCAAAAAAATCATTGGCACCCTCTCCTGCAACAGAGTTTCCTAATCTGTTGACGACATCATCAAGTCCAGTATAGCAAAAGGTTTCAGAGATATTGAAATCGTAATCATTGGAAGTAAAAATAGGAAGATCGTTACCTCCTCCTGAACTTGTATTGGAATCATGATCTTCCAGTTCGGGATTAAGCGTTCCCCTGTTCTCGTTATATATATCCCCGATATCTCTTGTAACAAAAAATGCTGTTTCAAAAAAATACTGTTTGGCAAAGTGAATCCTTTGCAAGTGATGTTCAAGTCCAGCACATTCGAGTTCCATAATATTTCCCTC